AGGTATGTGAATATGGGGCCTGACCCTAATTTTCCAGGTTTGCGTGTTTGTGATCAAGGCTGTCGCGATCAATTTGACCCGTATCGACTGCCGGCACGCCAGCCTGAGAAAATTAGTTTGCGTTTCCCTCGCCCAGACGTCAGCGTTGCGGTTGACCCAGATGGAATTGTTACGTCGTCAGACCAAGACTGGACGCTATCGCCTGAACAAAACACCCAGACGCCGGAGAATAACGGTAATCTGGACAACTTAAGCCCGAGTCCTTAATGGCAAATGTAACCATATCCCAACTACCTCAAGCAGGCGCAATCACTGGGACTGAGCTTGTTCCTGTTGTGCAAAACGGGGTTACGGTGCAAACCACGACTGCGGCCATCTCGGCAAGCCCTTCGCAGAACCAGACGTTCCTGACTCAAAATCAGGAATTGACGTTGCCTAACAGCCGGTACTTGTCCACTGGGACGGGTTTGGGCCTGACTGATGGCGGAGCCACATCGTTTTATCGGATCTCGCTTAACGGGGCTTCTGGGAGCCTTGAGGCGGCTGGTACAGGTGTTTTGGTCAAGAACAGCTCAACCACGGTTGTTGCCCGTACTTTAGGAACGTCTGGCGCTGGCATCAGTGTGTCCAATGGCGATGGTACTGGCGCAAACCCCACATTCCAGTTGACTGGCCTTGCAGCGGCAATTGCCAACATCGGCGGTACGGGCATGCTTGCTGTTGTTGGCGGAACCACCATTGCTGGCCGACAGATCACCGGAACCGCAAACCAGATCGGCGTCACCTCTGGAGACGGTAGCGGAAACCCTACGATTTCCATTGTTGACAACGCAATCCTTCCCGGCACTGGCTCGGTGACTATTCCCGTTGGAACCAACGTACAGCAGCCAGTTGGCGCTGCAGGTCAATTCCGCTTCAATAGCGACACCCAGACATTTGACGGGTTTGCTTCCGGTACTTGGAGCCAGTTCTCTTTGGTTGGTGGTGTGACTTCTTTTGCCGGTGGTGCAACGGGCTTGACGCCCACAGCAGCCACTGGCGGCGCGATCATTTTGGGTGGCACTTTGGTGCCTGCAAGCGGTGGCACTGGAGCAAACTCTTTGACGGGTTATGTCAAAGGCAACGGCACATCCGCCATGACGGCCAGCCCGACCGTGCCGACCAGCGACTTGTCCGGCACGGTGAGCAACGGCCAACTGGCAAACAGCTCTTTGACTGTCAACGGGACTTCAATCTCGTTGGGTGGTTCTGGAACGATCACCGCAGCAAGCCCAAATGCACTGACTATTAGCACGGGCCTGAGCGGCACCAGCTACAACGGATCTTCTGCCGTTACGGTGGCAATTTCCAACACTGGCGTCACGGCTGGCTCGTATGGCGGCTCCAGCAAGACGCTGACTGGCACAGTCAATGCTCAGGGCCAGCTCACTGCGCTGTCTGAGTCCAACATTGCAATTTCTAACGCGCAGGTTTCTGGCCTTGGCACGATGTCAACCCAGAACGCCAACAACGTGGCTGTGACGGGTGGTTCCATCAACGGCACAACAGTTGGCGCATCAACTGCTGCAGCGGGTACTTTTACCTCGGTAACCACTACCACGGGAACAATCAGCACTACGCCAGTCAATTCCACCGACATTGTCAACAAGTCCTACGTTGATACGCTGGTTGCTCAAGGCATTCACTTCCATCAGCCTGTTCGCGTTGAGTCTCCGTTCAACTTGAGCGCAACGTACAACAACGGCTCTTCTGGGGTTGGCGCAACTTTGACCAACGCAGACACTCAGGCCGCGCTGGTGCTTGACGGTGTGACCGTCAGTGTGGCTGACCGGGTTCTGATCTACCAGCAAACCAACCAAACGCAGAACGGCATCTACGTGGTCACAAACGTGGGTTCTGGCGCGTCCAACTGGATCTTGACTCGCTCATCTGATGCAGACACTTACGTCATCAACAGCGCAGCGGGATTAAGTGAAGGCTCGACTGTTTTTGTGCAGCAGGGCACAACAGGCGCGGGCGAGACCTACACCTGCAACACATCCGGCGTCATCGTTTTTGGTACAACCAACATCTCGTTTGCCCAGATTTCGTCGGCGCAGATTTACAGCGCAGGAACAGGTCTGACGCTTACAGGAACGCAGTTCAGCATCACAAACACTGCTGTGACTGCGGCCAGCTACGGAACAGCATCGAGCACGCCTACTCTTGCAATCAACGCGCAAGGTCAGGTGACCAGCGCCAGCAACACAGCAATTGCGATCAATGCCAACCAGATCACATCTGGTGCGGTGACCAACGCTCAACTGCAAAACAGCGCTATCACTGTTAATGGCTCATCCATCTCTCTGGGTGGGTCTGCGACCATTACGGCGCCCAATCCAAATGCCTTGACCATCGGCACAGGATTGACCGGAACGAGCTACGACGGCTCTGCTGCGGTTACCGTGGCCTTGGCTACCTCTGGCGTTTCTGCTGCGACCTACGGCTCTGCATCGCAGGTTCCTGTGTTTGCTGTTGACACCTACGGTCGCGTGACTTCGGTCACCAACACTTCGATTGCCATCGCTGCTGGCGCTGTATCAGGCCTTGCAGCCTCTGCAACGACCGACACCACCAATGCAGCCAACATTACCTCTGGAACGCTTCCAACGGGCCGTATCAGCGGATCCTACACCGGCATCACCGCTGTTGGGACTCTGACCGCTGGAACTTGGAATGCGACAGCAATTGGCGTTGCTTATGGCGGAACCGGCCTGACTGCAACACCAACCAACGGCCAGCTTGCAATTGGTAACGGGACGGGCTACTCGCTGGCGACTTTGACCGCTGGTGGCAACGTATCAATCACCAATTCTGCTGGCGGCATCACCATCAGCGCCACCCCTGCTGCTGGCGGCACGGTCACCAGTGTTGCCGGATCTGGCGGCACGACAGGCTTGACCTTGAGCGGTGGCCCGATCACCGTCTCGGGCACATTGACCCTTGGCGGTACTTTGGTCCCAGCAAACGGCGGAACAGGTGCAACGACTCTGACTGGTTACGTCAAGGGCGTCGGCACGAGTACCATGACGGCCTCTGCAACAATTCCCAGCACGGACATCACAGGTCTTGGGACTATGTCAACGCAGGCGGCAAGTGCTGTTGCGATCACTGGTGGCACCATCAACGGGGCTACTGTTGGCGCTACCACGGCAGCAACGGTTCGCGGAACAACCATCACTGCCACCACGCAGTTCACTGGCTCTGGCGCTGGCCTGACCAGCATCCCGAACTCGGCCACCACAGCAACCAACGCAAATACGGCTTCCACAATTGTGGCGCGTGACGCCTCGGGCAACTTCACTGCTGGCACGATCACTGCGGCACTGAGTGGTAACGCTACGACAGCCACCACAGCGGCCAACGTCAATAATGGCACGCTCACAATGAACGTGTCGGGCACGGGCCTGTCGGGGTCTCAGACATTTACAGCCAACCAGTCCGCTGCCGCCACATTCACCGTCACATCGAACGCAACCAACGCAAACACCGCCTCGACCATCGTGGCCCGAGATGCCTCGGGTAACTTCACTGCGGGCACGATCACTGCGGCTTTAACGGGTACAGCATCGGGCAACTTGGCTTTGGCTGGCGGCACCATGACAGGCCAGATCACTACCCGAGTGGCATCTGGGGCGACACCCATTGTTAGTGGCAGCGGGTCAAATGCTTTGCAAGTGATGGGGGACGGGACCAACGGCGCGTATATGTCTTTCCATAGAAGTGGCGCTTACGCGATCAACTTTGGCATGGATACCAGCAACGTGGTATCTCTTGGCGGCTGGAGTGACGGGGCTACCTCCCGTTGGACATCCGACACTTCTGGAAACTTTGTAGCGCGGGGCAACGTCACGGCCTACTCTGACGAGCGCCTGAAAAAAGACTGGGCACCTGTTGCGAAAGATTTTGTAGAGCGTCTGGCAAAAGTTAAGCACGGTACGTACACCCGCACCGACTCCGAAGAACGGCAGGCTGGCGTATCCGCGCAAGAATGGCAGAAGTTGTTGGCTGAAACCGTGTTAACGAGCGCTGATGGGTTTCTGTCAGTTGCATATGGCAACGCAGCTCTGGTTGCTGCTGTAAAGTTGGCCGAGCGTGTTGTCGCACTCGAAGCCCGGTTAGCCGCCCTTGAGGCGAAAGGATAAGCATGGCACAGTCTGGATTCACTCCAATTCAGCTCTACAGCAGCTCAACGGCTGCTGCTTTGCCCATCGCGGGTAATCTTGCTGCTGGTGAACTTGCAATCAACACGGTTGACGAAAAGCTGTATTTTAAAAACTCTGCTGGCACGGTTAAGCTGATTGCCGCCAATGTGACTCCGGTTGCCAATGGCGGTTCTGCTGCAACGACCGCAGCCGCAGCCCGGACCAACTTTGGTGCAACGACGCTGGGTGCAAACCTGTTCATCATCACCAATCCGAGCGCGGTAACGTTCCCTCGGTTCAACGCGGACAACACCGTCTCTTCCCTGAACGCTGCTGACTTCCGTGCGGCCATCGGCGCAGGCTCTGGCGGCGGCTCTGTGACTTCGGTTGCAGGCACCGGTTCAGCCAACGGCCTGACGCTCTCGGGCACCGTAACATCTTCGGGCAACATCACACTGGGCGGCTCCGTCACAAGCCTGACAACAGCCAACTTCACAATCGTGCAAGAGAGCGGTAAGCTCGTGATCAAGTACGGCGCTACGGTGATTGCATCGTTCAGCAGCACAGGCGCTTTGATCTCCGCAGACAACATCACCGCCTACGGCACCCCATAAGGAGCAAGCATGACAATGCCATCAAGCGGCGCTCTCAATATGGGGGGCACATCAAGCCCGGTCAGTGTTGCGCAAGAACTTGGCCTGAGCCTGACCGCAACCATCACGATGAACCAAACCAACGTCCGTACTTTGGCAGGCGTTAGCACAACCAGCGGCGCAACGTGGAGCATGAGTTCGCTGTACGGGAAATCCAATACTTACACAATTGAGTATTTGGTTGTTGCTGGCGGGGGTGGTGGTGGTAGTGGGGCCGGGTCAACTTATGCGTCGGGCAGGGGTGCGGGTGGCGCTGGTGCTGGCGGTTACCAATCGTTATCGGCTTCTGTGGCCCCTTCCACATCGCTTGGCGTGACTATCGGTTCTGGGGGGGCAACTGCTACTCAAGGAACAAACTCAATTTTTAATAGCGTAACTTCTTTGGGTGGGGCTAGAGGAGCAAACGGTAATGAGGCAGCTTTTTCTGGTGGTTCTGGTGGTGGCGGTGGAGGCGCAAGCGTTTTTATAGCGGGGGGCGCGGGTACACCCGGGCAAGGCAATGACGGTGGCGACAATGCCGGTAGCCAATCTGGCGGCGGCGGTGGCGGCGCAGGCGCAGTTGGCACTTCAGCGGTAGGGGGTAACGGCTCTACATGGCTAGACGGCACAACCTACGCTGGCGGCGGCGGCATTGGCGCAAAAGCGCTTGTGACTTACACCCCCGCTGGTACTGGTGGTGGTGGTAGTGGTGGTGGTACAAACGTCTCTGGTCTTCCGGGAACAGCAAACACTGGCGGCGGCGGTGGCGGCGGGGGTGCTCGTAGTGGCACAACAGGTGGCGCTGGTGGTTCCGGGGTTGTCATCATCCGTTATGCAGGAGCAACACGCGGTTCGGGGGGGACCATCACTTCCGCTGGCGGATACACCTACCACACGTTTACTTCTTCTGGGACATTTGTATCATGAGCAACTTTGCCCAAATTGACGAGAACAACATCGTCCAGCGGGTGCTGGTTATAGACCAAGCTGAGATTGACACTGGAAACTGGGGTGACCCCGCCAGCTTTGTGCAGACCAGCTACAACACCCGAGGCGGTATTTATTACACCCCCAACACAAATGCGCCCGACCCCGATCAATCCAAAGCGTTCCGCAAGAACTATGCAGGTGTAGGTTATTTCTGGATTCCTGACGGTCCAGAAGGCGCTGGATTTGCTCCGCCCAAACAATACCCATCATGGGTTTTGAACAGTTTTTCATACTTGTGGGAAGCGCCAATCCCAATGCCCATACCAAACACCCCGCCGTTTTATGAGTGGGATGAAGCTACTCTGTCTTGGGTTGTTGCTTCCATCAATCCTGCGGAATCAATTCCTGTAACGGAGCTTTAAAATGCAAGAACCTACTGTAAAAATTAGCTGCGTCCACAATCTTTTTGCCCGCATGATGCACTTTGCAAAAGCGGGAGATACTGAGATTGGGCATACGCATCAGTTCGATCACGCAACTCTTGTCGCTCATGGTTCTGTTTTGGTGCGGTGCCGTGGCAAAGAAACTGTTTTTAAAGCTCCGCACCTTATTTGGATTGCAGCGGAGTTAAGGCACGAACTTGTTGCGCAAGAGGATGAAACGGTCTGCGTTTGCTTGCACACGGTTGAAAGCGCACATATGGGCGGTGAAATTGTTTCGCCAGACATGATCCCGGCTGGCGCTGAAGAATCGTTTGCCCGTAGCACTTCTGGAGAAACAGCATGAAATTGATTGCCATCATCCTCTGCGCCCTGTCCCTAACAGGTTGCGCCCACGAATACGCCGCTTATGCCGAGGCCCACAAAGCCCAAGCATCGGCCCAGACAGCCCGCTACCAAGCCCTGGCCGAGATTGCCCGACAAGGCGACACCACGGCCAAAGTTGCGGCGGTTATGAGCCTGCAGATGGGCAGCGCCCAGCAGAACACGCAGATCAATGCACCCAAGAGCTGGGCTGACTACGCCCTGCAGTGGACTGGCCTGTTGCTGCCGACATTCGGTCAGGTGTACACCATCAACAAACAGACCTCCTTGGGCATGCGTCAATCCGACAATGCCACAGCTCTGGGTATCAGCACCAACGCAGCGTTTGTCGGTATCGCCTCCAAGATTCAAGCGCCAGCAGCCAATATAACCACCACCACCACAACAAACACTGACAGCACCCATGCTCCAACTGTTGTGACTCAGCCTGCGCCTATCGTGGTTACTCAACCAGCCCCTTTGGTTGTACCGACTACCGTCAACAACATTACGCAATCACCATAAAAGATTTGGAAAATTCATGATCGTCTTACAAAACCTCACCATTGATGAAATCAACCTGATCCTTGCTGGCCTCAGTGAGCTGCCAACAAAATCAGGGGCCTACCCTGTTGCGATAAAAATCAAAACACAGGCCGATGCTCAATTAACCCCTCAAGAACCAGAAACCGGGAAAGAGGGTGAATGATGTCGGAGGAATCAATGGAGACAAGAATGTCTGTTCATGAAGCCGTCTGCGCCCAACGATACGAGAAGATCAACCAATCTTTAGACGCTGGCGAAAAGCGCATGACCAAGATTGAATATCTCTTGTACGGGGTGATTGCTGCCGTCTTGCTCGGCCCCGGTGTTGCGGCTGAATTTATTAAAAAGTTTTTTGGACTCTGACCATGAAAGACTGGGCCGTCGCAATGATTGCAGCGGCCCTTCTGATTGGGTTGGCCCTATGGTGTACCCGAGTTTTTATTTGGAGTTTTTATGGTTGACCTCACCAAAGCCATTGGAGCCGTTGCCGCAAGCGTTGCCGCGCTAGGTGGCAGTTACACGCTGGCCGACAAATTTGGTGTGTTTGACCGGGCCATCATTGAATGGTCGCCAGAGAATTTTAAGATCGTGGCAGAGGCTGGACAGCCCATCAACGTGACGGTTGCGCGGATCAAGAAGCGTGACGACTGCTCTGTTGAGAGTTTTACGCCGAGCATCCGTGATGCAGCGGGTATGGTGCATGAGGCCACAACCACTGCCAGTAAATTTAGCGGACCTGCAGGGCCGGAGATCGACACCTTCACCTATCAGCTCACGATGGTAAGAAAAGAAAAAATCGCCAGCGGTAAGGCAACTCTGCTGGCGACCATTAAATACAAGTGTCCCGAGGGAGAGCGCGTGGTGCAGTATCCCCGCCACACCAACCTTAGTTTTGAATTAAAAGGGTAAAGCAATGGCACAGTTTGAACCTGCTTTTGAACTCATGATGGTTGACGAGGGCGGCTACGTCCTCCACGATGTTCCCGGCGACACCGGGGGTATGACCTATGCGGGCATTGCCCGGAACAAAAACCCGCAGTGGCCCGGATGGGCGCTGGTGGACAAGAAAGAGTTTGGCGGTGCTTTAACGCCCATGGTGCGCGAGTTCTACCGTGTGGAGTTTTGGGACAAGATGCGCGGCAACGAGATCAACAATCAAGACGTAGCCAACACCATCTTCAACTTTGGTGTAAACGCTGGCATGGGCATGGCTGTGAAGCTGGCACAGCTTGTGGTGGGCGCAACCCCTGATGGAGGTATCGGTGCCAAGACGGTAGAGCGCTTAAACCTGATACCTGACGGCCAGCGGTTCAAGGAGCAGTACGCCTTAGCCAAGATCGCCCGGTACGTGGAGATTTGCAACAAAAACCCGGTGCAGGTCAAGTTCCTCAAGGGATGGTTGAACCGCACACTGAAAGGTCTGAAATGAACTTACTTGGCGTTGGATCAATCATTGAAGCGGTTGGCAAAGTTGCCGACGACCTGATCACCACCGACAAAGAGCGGTTGGAGATGGAGGTTGAGCAGCGCAAGCTTGACCTTGAAGAAAAGCGCATCGACCAAGCCACCGACCTTGCCCAGATAGAGGTCAACAAGGTGGAGGCTGCAAGCTCCAGCATCTTTGTGTCCGGCTGGCGTCCTGCCATTGGCTGGATCGGCGTTGCGGCTATGGGCTATCAATTTCTGGCCTACCCGCTGTTCCAATGGGGCTGGAAGTGGGCGCAGGCAGCAAGTTGGGTGCCTACTGGGTTAGAACCTCCTCCGGTACTGGACGCAGACCAGCTCTGGGTGATACTATCAGGCATATTGGGCATCGCTGGGATGAGGTCTTTTGAGAAAACTAAAGGTGTTGCTGCAAAGTGACAAACACTCGTCTTGAATTTATAATTGGGCTATTACCTGAAAGGCATCTAGGATGACGACTGCAAGTGTAATGACCTACGACTCGCTGGTTGAGAACATCCAGTCCTACCTAGAGCGAACAGACGCGTCCACCCTCGACAAGATTCCGCTGTTCATCATGCTGGCTGAGCAAATCATTGCCTCCCAGATTAAATTCCTTGGCAACTTGACGGTGCAGGCCAGCACCATGACGCTCAACGCCAATGTGATTGACAAGCCGGCCCGCTGGCATAAGACGGTGTCCATAAACGTTACCGTGGCAGGTACGCGTTACCCTGTGCTGCTGCGCAAGTACGAGTATCTGCGCGAGTATTGGCCTAACCCCGCGTCTACTGGCGTGCCTAAGTTCTACTGCGACTACGACTACACGCACTGGATGGTTGCCCCAACTCCTAGTGACAACTATGTCTTTGAGGTGCTTTACTACGAGCGCCTTCAGCCACTGGACTCGTCCAACCAGACCAATTGGTTCACCACCTATGCCCCACAGGCGTTGCTGTATGGCACACTGCTGCAGGCCATGCCGTTCCTTAAAAATGATGAGCGCGTGCCGTTATGGCAGGCCATGTACCAGCAGTCGATGGACATTCTAGTTGCAGAAGACAAACTTCGCGTGGCCGATCGTCAGGCCGTGGCAATAGATAGCTAAGGATCAATTATGAGTTACAACAGCCCCTTTACCGGAAACGTGATCCAGCCAACGGACGTGTCGTACCGTTCGGTTACGCTTGCGGCCAACACCCAGCTTCAGTGGCCGATCAATGGCAACGCCACGGATGACTACGCCGCCCGGATCATGGACGTTACAGCGTCCTCTGCAGCCCTGTCCCTGTTCATGCCCCCAGCCAATCAGACCTCGGTGGGCAACGACGCCTTGATCCGCAACGTGGGGGCCAACAGCTTCACGGTCAAGGACTTCGCAGGCACAAACACCATCATCACGATTGCTGCTGGCGAGGCCAAGTATGTCTACATCAAGACAAACGCCACAGAGCAGGGCACATGGGGCAACATCGCCTTTGGCACTGGAACATCTGCTGCGGACGCTGCAAGCCTTGCAGGCGCGGGCTTAGTAGCCTCTGGCTCGACTCTTAACCAGAGCCACCCGTCCAGTTCCCTAACTGCTGCATACACTTTTTTGACCACGGACAGGTCAAAGACACTGGTTTGGGCTGGCGGTGCAACAACGGCCACCCTGCCCCTTGCAAGCACCACTGGTGACAATTGGTTTGTGCTGTTTAAGAACAACGGCACCGGCACCGTCACTATAGGAACAACCAGCTCCCAAAACATTGATGGCGCTGTTTCCAAGGCGTTTGCTCCGGGCGAGTCTGCTTTCATTGTTTCGACCGGAACGCAGTATGTGACTGTTGGCTACGGCGTGAGCACCCAGTTTGAGTTTGGCGTCTTGACCAAACCCGTCGTCACTGGCACCTACACGTTGACGGCCAGTGAAGCGTCCAACACAATTCAGATCTACACCGGGACACTAACAGGCAACGTCATCATCATTGTTCCACCAGTGATCAACCTGTATGTGATCTCCAACCAGTGCGCTGCTGGAGCTTTCACCCTGACCATCTCTACTGGGGTTTCAGGAGGAAATACGGCAACTGTTCCGGCTTCTGGTCAGGCTACGTTGGTCTGTGATGCAACGAACATCCTGAACGCCAACACCACGCAAGCTGGTGGTACGTCTTTTAGTTTGGTGAACGGCTCCGCTGCCTCTCCTTCCCTGAACTTTGGCTCTGAAGTCAACACTGGCATCTATCGACCCGGCGCTGGCAGGTTTGGCATCTCTGTGCTGGGGAATTTGATTATGGATGTTGAGGCAACTGGAATTGATGTCATCGGATCTGGAAACTTCACAACAGGCATCTCTGGCGGGACATTCTGATGACCAAGAAAGTATTTGCCCTTGATACCAAGCCCGGTATTCAGCGGGATGGGACCTTGTTTGACAAAGAGGTTTACGTTGATGGCGAATGGACTCGCTTTCAGCGTGGACGCCCCCGCAAAATTGGCGGCTATCGTGAAATTACTTGCGACCTTTCCGGCATCTCTCGCGGCATCTACCTTGAAGCTGCAAACGGTTTTAACCGGATCTTCAACGGCTACAACAATGGCCTTCAGACGCTGACCATCAACAACAATGGCGTTGGCGCTGGTATTATTGATTTTGCCTACGCTTCAGCCATAGCCACTTTTGGATCTCTTGTGCCTGGCGCTGGGTATACAAATGGCGTGTATACTAATATCCCTTTAACGGGTGGCACTGGCAGCGGCGCTAAAGCCACAATCACGGTGGCGTCAAACGGGGTTTCGGCTGTCACCATCACCACCACTGGCAACGGCTATCTTGTAGGAGACACGCTTTCTGCTGCTGCGGCGTCTATCGGTAGTGGCGTTTCAACTTACGGCACGATTACAGGCGGTGTCTTATACTCTGATGGCTCTTACCTAAGCGTCCCTATGACAGGCGGCACTGGAACAGGCGCCACTGCAAATGTCACTGTCTCTGGTGGTGTTGTTACAGGTGTTGTTGCGCAAGACCGCGGGGTTGGGTATCTTGACACGGACACACTTTCTGCGGCACTTGCAAACATTGGGGGCCTAACTGGGGTCATTGGCACCTACAGCCAGATCTCTGGCGGCTCACTCTATGAGCCAGGAACCTACACAGGCGTGACCTTTGTTGGCGGATCTGGCACTGGCGCTGTAGGTGACGTTGAAGTTTTGGATGCCGGTGTTAGGACAGTAAAGAACATCGTTGGTGGGAGCGCATACACAAACGGCTCATTTCCAAATGTATCCCTAACTGGCGGGGTTGGTACGGGCGCAAAAGCAACAGTCACAGTCTCTGGTGGCAACGTGGTGTCCGTCACCGTTTCCTACGGCGGCAACAACTACGCTGTTAATGACGTGCTGTCTTGCAGCGCTGCAAGCATTGGTAGTGGTGTTTTGACCTTTGGCGGTATCACAGGTGGCTCAGGCTACGCGAATGGAATCTATTCCAATGTAACCTTGACCGGTGGAACCGGGACTGGCGCACGGGCGACCATCACCGTCTCTGGTGGCCTTGTGATTGCGGTGGCCCTGACCTACGGCGGCGTTGGCTACACGGCTGCTGACAGCCTGACAACAGCCAACACAAACCTTGGTGGGACTGGCGCAGGCTTTAACGTTGCAGTTGCCACGGTGGCCTCAAGTACAGGCTTTCAGTGTGCTGTAGCTGCTTTGAGCACTGGCGCGGTTGGCGCTGTGACTCTGACCTCTGACGGCTTTGGTTACGCCGCCAACGATATCTTGTCTGCCTCGATTGAAGACATTGGTGGCGTGAGCGGCGTCATCAACTCAACTGGTGGAATCGACCCAGGCAACTACTATACAAACTCGACAACAGCGCTTGTGACGGCTTCAATTTCAGGCACTGTATTAACCGTGACTGCAGTGTCAAGCGGCACGCTGGTTGTGGGCCAAACAGTTTTTGGCACGACAGTTGCAGACAACACCGTCATCACGTCTTTTGGCACTGGATCTGGTGGCGTAGGAACCTACAACATCAACAACAGCCAGACTGTTTCAAGCACATCCATTTCTGCAATTGGCGTTTTTCGAGATACGCCTTTGACGGGTGGCTCAGGCGCTGGGGCAACCGGTAATATCATTGTGAGCAGCGGTCGTGTGTCTGCTGTGTCACTTGTAGAACCCGGCGTTGGGTACGCAGTAGGGGACAGCCTTAGCGCCACACTTGCCGGGTCAACAAACGGCATCGCCACAACTTCTGCAATTACTGGCGGCTCCAATTACACCAACGGCACATACACTAACGTGTCGCTGACTGGCGGCACAGGAACTGGAGCCAAGGCCACTGTCGTTGTTGCCAGCAACGCTGTGAGCACTGTGACCCTCACATCCGCGGGCTCGGGGTATACGGTGGCTGACTCGATGAGCGCCGCTGCAGCTACTTTAGGCAACGGCATCAACACTTTGACAACAGGCTCTTTGGTTGGCGGTACAAACTACGGTACTGGGACTTACAGCAACGTGCCTTTGACTGGCGGCACCGGATCTGGTGCCACAGCAAACATCACCGTTGGTGTTGGGGGTGACGTGACTGTTGTGACCATGACAGCCCGTGGCGTTGGGTACACCGCCGCTGACTCAATGAGCGCAGCCGCCACAAACCTTGGTGGCTGTACCAACGGCATTGGAACACTTGGCGCAATTACTGCTGGATCGAATTACACGGACGGAACGTTTACTAGCGTTCCCTTGACCGGAGGGGCCGGAACTGGCGCATTGGCAACCATTGTAGTTGCCAGCAACGCAGTCACCTCGGTCACTGTCACTAGCAAAGGTAATGGTTACGCCGTGGCTAATTCCTTGTCCTGCAGTGCTGCAATACTTGGAAGCGGCATTCAGACGCTTGGAACAATCACTGGGGGTTCGGGATACACCAATGGCACCTACACCGCAGTCAACCTCATTGGAGGCTCTGGATCTAGCGCGCAGGCCACGATTGTGGTGGCTGGCGGTGTGGTGACCACAGTCACCATTACTGGTAGAGGTCGTGGGTTTGTGGTAGGCAACATTATGTCAGCTAACTCCACGTCAATTGGCGGCACAGGCTCTGGGTTTGTCGTGCCTGTTTCTGCAATATTTGCCAGCACCGGCTTTGCTGTCCCTGTTGCTACCGTGGTCACCAGCTCGGGGTTTTCTATTCCTGTTGGTTCAGCCTACGCCAGCTCTGGGTTTGTCTTTACGGTGGCAACCCTTGGTAATGGGGGCGGCTTTGCACTTCCAGTGACGGGTGTAATGTCCAGCAGCGGCTTTGCATTTAGAGTTCTGTCAGTCACGCAAAGCTCAGGCTTTTCTGTAGAGGTTGCCACTGTTTTTGCAAGCTCCGGGTTTTCTATACGGGTTGCGTCTATTGATTTGAGCTTCACTGCAAGTGATGAAAATCTTTGGCAATTTGATTCTTTGTACAACTCGTTTGGCGGAAGCAATCTTCTTTTGGCGCACCCCGGGCGCAACTTAATTGAGATTGACAGCACGCAAGACGTGCCTGTCTTGTACGGCGACGTTGCAGGCAGTACTGTGGCGCCTTTAAAAGACACCGGAGGCGCAAACCCAACTGGGGACGTCATCTCTGTCAGCGGTGGTGTGGTCTCCTTGCACCCATACGTTGTTGTCTATGGCGACGCAGGCCTTTTAAAGAACTGCGCCGCAGGTGACCCTACTGACTGGAACTCTCCGGACGCCAACGAGGTCAACGTTGCTACAGGTAAGATTGTCAAAGGCTTACCTGTGCGTGGTGGCTCCAACTCACCGTCTGGATTGTTTTGGAGTTTGGACAGCTTAGTCAGAATGTCATTCATTGGTGGCACTGGAACACCGGCGCAATACTGGCGCTATGACATCATCACTTCTCAGTCATCCATTCTGTCTTCGCAATGCGTCATTGAGTATGACGGCATCTACTACTGGATCGGAACTGATCGTTTCTTGCTGTACAACGGCGTTGTCAAAGAGATTCCAAACGGCATGAACCAAAACTGGTTCTTTGATAACCTGAACTATACACAGCGCCAGAAAGTTTGGGCAACCAAGGTTCCTCGTTTTGGAGAGGTTTGGTGGTTCTACCCTCGTGGAGACGCAGACGAATGTAATGACGCCATTATTTACAACGTACGTGAGAACGTGTGGTACGACGCAGGTCAAGTTGACGGCGCACGCAGATCTGCAGGGTACTTCTCTCAGGTGTTTCGCTTTCCCATCAACGCGGCATCCGTTGTTGACGCTGTTGGCGGCATTAACGAGTTAAGCATCTCAAACGCCGGTTCAGGCTACACTAACGGGTCTTACCTGTATCAGCCCTTAACTGGTGGGACAGGTTCCGGGGCCACGGCCAACATCACCATTGCAGGTGGCGTTGCCACCGTTGCCTTGATCAAAGACAAAGGCCAAGGCTACACAGCAGGCAACATTTTGACCGCAGCCATTTCCGGTGGCTCTAATCTTGCGTTCACGGTCAACCAGCTGACAGATTTTGTTTGTTTGTGGCAGCACGAGATTGGCACTGACGAGGTTAAAGGCACCGCTGCAAATGCCATACTCAGCTCATTTGAGACAAGCGATCTTGGTTGGGTGGCCGGTGGACCTTCTCAGCCATCCCCAGTTGGCGAGAATCGCTGGCTGCACCTTGAGCGATTGGAGCCTGACTTCATCCAGCAAGGCGCCATGGAGCTGTATGTCACCGGCAGACCTTTTGCGCAATCTGAAGATAAAACAACTGGCCCCTATCCTTTTGAGCCCGGAACAACTAAAATTGACCTACGCGAACAGCGCCGTGAACTAAGATTAAAGTTTGTGTCCAACGTGGCAGGGGGGGACTACCAAATGGGTAAGGTTATAGTCAGCGCAGATCTTGGGGATACTCGTGGCTACAACACCTGATGCCCAGTCGCCACTTGTTTATGACCCAAGGTACATGGAGTTTGAGCAGTGGGCGTGCCTGCTTTGCGAGCAATACGCGTCACAGCAGATTGCGATACCCGGCAATGAAGCTGAATGGAAAAGTTGGGCTGTTGGTCTTTTGGCAATTGATGTGTTCACAACTGAAGGCATTCCTAGCCCGTATGATTATGATGACTGGCAAGATTGGGCTGCTGCCCTGTTGAACGTAATGAATGGTGACACCTAAAAATGGACAACACAAAACCTTCTGATGACTGGATGTCGGGCCAGTGGTACAACCCTAATGCGATGCCGGAGAACTTTGACTGGCAGCGCTACGTTGGAGCCAACCAAGACTTAGGCGCTGCAGGTATTGACACGCAAGAAGAGGCCATGCGCCACTACTTCAACTACGGCCAGCAAGAAAATCGCAACATTGGCGCGCTAACGCCACAACAAGGCGCAGCGTTATCCCCTGAGGACTACCAGGCAGGGCTTAATGCTTATCGACAAGCAACTGGCGACGACCGCGTTTTAACTGGCATCAATGCTGACGGTGGCTCTGACTTTGGCCCAGCAAATCAGTGGATTGACCAGAATTACATCCCGCAAGGCAACTTCGTAACAGACTACACTGCAGCAAAGCCTGCGAACACGTTTGATTTGTTGAGCAATTTGCAGACGTCAAGCCGTCCCATGGATCAGCTTTCAAGCATCAAGCAAGCGTGGGATGCAAACAAGGACAAGCCTGGCGAGATGAGTAGGCTTATGCAAGAGTATGGCGTTACGCTAGGCGATTTGTCTCAAGCAACGGGTGAGACGTATAGCCAACTCAACACTTGGGTACAAAACGGCGACGTTCTTGGCTTGGTTGGGTTCTCAGTGAATCAGCCTGGGGCCTACGACAAGTACAAAGCGCAAACAACCGCCAGCTACGACCCAAACGCTACAACAGTGATAGGCCCAAGCACGCCAGAATCTCAGCTTGCTGCGTATGAGGCATCTCAGCAAAGGGCCGCTAACACGTTTGACCCTGTGGAGTACGAGAAGAACAGGCAGCTTGCCACTACTGGCGCGCTTCCAGTAAACGCTGCAACAGGCACGCCAGCAACAAGCGCGCTTCCAGTAGACGCGGCAGCAACAACAAATACTTGGGACTACGGTAAATACCTTGACAATCTAAAGTCAGGGGACGCTGCGTCTTTGGCTGGCGCGTTTGATTCATTGGCTACGCAAGACCCTGCAATGGCAGGCAATGCCCGTAATTTATATCAGGAGCTACTTTCTCAGCAAAAATTTACAGGTGACTCATGGGCTACCGGTAATTTAGGCTCTAAAGAAGCTGCGGCAACGGATTTTGCTTTGCGACTTGCGGAGAATGGCGTCAACTCTATTTATGACTTGGGTCAGCGCACTGTAGATAGCGTAAGTGACTGGGAAGGGACGCCTATAGTTACGCAAAACGTAGAATACTATAACAAGAAGACGGGTGCTGCATTGCCTGACTGGGGGCGAGTTGCTTCCGGCGCACAGTCTGGAACCAAGCTTGACTACAACATATCTTTTGCGGCAGACGGCACGCCTATCCCGTACACAACGGGAGCACAAAGTGATTGGGTGGAGTTTCGTGAAAACGTTGTCAAGCCTTCAATTTCCATGATTGCCATGGCAAACCCGGCGCTGCTGCCTTACGTTGCTGCGGGTAACGCGGCCTACGCAGCAAATAAAGGTGATTGGGGGTCTGCGATTGTTAGTGGGCTGTCCGCTGCGGTTGGGTTTAGCGGGGACCTTGGCTTAACAGCTGCCACAGTAGAAACTTTGAATCAGGCCAAGACTGGTGCGCAAGTTTTAAATGCACTTGACAAAGGCAACCCTGTTGCCCTTGCAACGGCGCTTATGCAAACCGCAACCGGCAAGGAGTTGATGAGCAAAGACATGGGCGGCGGCATCACAATGGGCGACGTGGTGAACACAGCTAAAGTGGCGCAGCTTGCAAACACGGGTGATTACGCTGCCGCCCTTGCTACCGTTGGAGAAATGACCAAAAGCCCGAACTTAAAATTTGCTGCGTCGGCTGTAAATTTGACACAAGCGTTTGTAACCGGCGACCCATCCAAGATCATGTCTGCAGTAGGCCAGATGAATACAGCCGTCAAGAATGCCAATTCTTCGTCCCAAAAACAAGTTACTGGCGGCTTGCCTACCAACACTGGCGATGGTCAATTCGCTGCTGACGCCGGAGCCATGAGCCCTGCCGAGATTGACAAAATTGTTGGGGCGGGCGGATTGGCAAACGCGGCAGGGAGCCAAGATAGCGGAGAGCTTACGGCTGGACCCGGGCAAATGACCACAAGAACTGTGGCGTCAATGCCTGAAATGCAAGCCAGAACAGGGGAGGCGACTGGTGAAGTGCGGGAGGTAACTGAAGTAGACGACGGCGTAACGTATACTACCTACCAACGCGACATGGTTTATACAAAGCCCGATGGCACGACTGGAAGTTACACTATTACGTATGACCCAAGCGCAAAGGAAGGTCGGCAAATTATTTACGGCGTCAGTAGCAACATTGACCCAGATACCCCGCTTATTTCTGGTGGTACCGGCATCAGCAGAGTGCTACGAACAAGGCCCGACATTGAGACAACAGAGGAGTCGCTTAGCAGCAATGCTGACACAGCGACAGGCAGGGGTCAGGCAACGCCTTTAACATTTGCAGACGTGACTTTACCTAGCCTTACTAACTTCGTAAATTCTGGTCCCAGCGGCAGCATTAACTTAGGCAACTTGACAAGTTCTGTCACAGGCGGCGGCGCTTTACCCAGTGACGCGGGTCAGGGTACTGCAACTGCACCAGGTACTGCAACTGCACCAGGTACTGCAACTGCCCCAGGAACTGCAACTGCCCCAGGAACTGGCGCCTTAGATACTGCAGTTGGCCCAGGAACTGGCGTTGGCCCAGGAACTGGCGTTGGCCCAGGAACTGGCGTTGGCCCAGGAACTGGCGTTGGCCCAGGAACTGGCGTTGGCCCAGGAACACCCGGGGCACCTACGCAGCCGCCTGGCGCATTGGTAGCATACGCGTCCCCGAGCAGCGCAAGCGGCGCGTTGCCTGGCAACTTGACTGGAACTATGCTGGCTGCTGGGCAAAGACAGGAAATCAAAATCATGCAAGACTTACAGCAACTTTTCCCGCAAATAGCTAACATTGACCCCCAATTGCTTAGCATCTTGGCCGGTCGTGCTGCGCCTCAAGCCCGCCCAGTTGCGCAAAACTCTGAGCAGGCAACGCAAACACCTACCTCTGCAGAACAAGCCACTTCAAAATCTGCGTCCGCGCTATCTAAAGCAATACCTACAGAAGGCAGCGCGCTTATGTCGGCAGGCCTAAAGATGCTTAGTTCAGGCAACTTGGCAGGCTTTGCAAAAGGCGGCAGCGCATCTGGCGCGTTGCCTGTTTCTGAACATGTGCCTGAATTTATTACAGGTAAAACAGGCAACTACGTGCAAGGCGCAGGCGATGGGCAGTCTGACGACATCCCGGCAATGCTGGCCGATGGCGAGTACGTATTTGACGCAGACATTGTTTCCGCGCTAGGCAATGGCTCAAATAGGGCTGGTGCTGAGATTTTGGATAAAATGCGTGAGGAGATCAGAAAACACAAACGCTCAGCGCCACCTGGCAAAATTCCGCCACTCGCTAAGTCGCCGCTGGAATACATGAAAGGTTGATTATGTCGTTGATGCAAGGCTCTCCACTACCTAACATTACCACCACGCAGTCGCAAAATACGACTGCGCCAAGCTGGTATACGGACTACCTTAGCAACTTAGCCGGTAAGTCCACTGCTGCTGCAGACTCTGCAAGATTTCAAGGCGCGCAGCCTTTGCAAACTCAGGCTTTTGCTGCTACACAAGCTTTGCCGGGCATGTACCAGTCTGGGCTTAACGACGCGTCTAACCTGGCGCAGTCTGTAGGCAACACAAACGTTGCAGCACGTGCCGGTGAGTTCATGCAACCATACACCTCACAGGTTGTTGACGCCCTTGGCGTGCTGGGCAAACGCAACATCAATGAGTACTTGGCGCCGCAAGCAGTGGCAGGCGCCGTAGGCACTGGGCAGTTTGGCTCTAAGCGTGGCGCTGAAGCGTTGGGGCAAGCCATTAACACTGGGTTGCAAAACGTTAACGCTGCGCAATCTCAGGCGTTGCAAACCGGCTACACACAGGCCTTGCAAGCTGCCCAGTCCGACCAGACCAATAAGTTAAATGCTGCGCAGCAAATGGGGGCTCTTGCGCAAGCAAAGCAAGGCATGAACTTGTCAGACATTAATGCGTTGGCAACTATGGGCGGCCAGCAGCAAACCATTGCGCAAAACGAGCAGATGTTCCCCTTACAGGCATTGAACGCAGCATCGCAGACGGTGCGAGGCTTTACAATGCCTACAAACGTGTCATCAACGTACACAGGCCCTATCCCCGGTGCGTACGCAGCTTCGCCATTATCGCAGATTGCCGGCTTAGGCGCCCTTATTGCCGGGGGTAGCACCACACCTTTTGGAACTGCTGTTGGCTCAAGCTTTGGCGATTGGTGGAAAAGCTTAGGCAGCAATCCACTTGGCCCTAACGCAGGCACAGACTTGACAGCAGGTAGGCCTACCATTTACGACCCGAATTACTATAATGGCAGCTACTTTACGCCATCATATGGCGGCGGCGGCGAAAATGAGCCTATACAACCTTAAGGATTAACGTGGCTGCACTACCAACAACACCGCAAATGCTTGGCGGCGATGACTCGGCAAAAAATGAGTATTTTGCTGCGTTGCAAAAGACAATTACAGCGCTAGAAGCACGCGCCAATCAAGGGCCTAACTGGTTTCAAGTTGCAGGTCAATTTCTTGACCCAGGGCGCACAGGCAATTTTGGCGAAGCCCTTGGTCGAGCTGCAACAACCATGGGGCAGCAGCAAGAAAAGCAACTGGATATGCAGGTGCCTATGGCAAAAATGCGTGCCGAGCTTGCAGGTCAAAAGTATGAAACTGAAAACCAATCCAAAGCCTTGCAGCTGCTGTCTTCAACTTTAGGCGTTGCGCCTGAGCAAGTAGCTGATGTGCTATCTAGCGGTTCACTATCTCCAAGCTCTGCAGCTAAGTTGGCGCAGGTTTACCCAACCATTGCGCGGCTGTCGCCTAAGGTTGGCGAGATCGTCAAAAATACTTTTGGCATGCAGAAAGATCTTGGCGGCATGGCCATTGAGGATCGTAAGGCAGGCATGAGCCAAGCTGAGTTGGTTGCTAAGTATGGCGCTGGAGTCCTTAATCTTATTCCGGGTGGGGGAATACCTACAGGGACCGGTTCACCTGCCTCCGCGCCTCCTCCTGGGCCTACAGCACCACCAGTGCAAGCACCGCCAACGCAAGCACCACCAACTAGTATGGGCTTGCCTCCAGGTCCGCAACCAGCTGGCAATTACAACAGCACACAAAGTATGGGTCGTGTTCCGGGTGTAGTAACTGCGCCTGTGTCTGTCGCGCCACGTATGCCCTCTGAGCCGCCATCTGATTTGTCAGGCCTGCCTTTGGCTGCGCAAGCACAAGTTGCAGAAAAGCGTATTACAGAAGGGGACAAGCCTTTTATACAAAAGCGTGATGAGATCCTTAACTTTACTCCACAGGCACTGCAAAGCTCAAACACTAACCTGCGTCAGCTTGATAGGTTTGCAACACAATACCCACAGATTTTCGGGTTAATGCAGCAACAAGGCGTGCTGTCAGGTCTATTAACTGCTGCGCAACAAGGCGCGCAGTTAAGCGCCGGGGACTTTAATGCACGTGCAGGTTTGCCAGTAAGAGAATTCTTGGAAAAAGTCAAGCTAAAGCCTGAAGAACAGCAGGCCGTTCGTGATGTAACGCGTATCATATCCGCTGAATTCTTGTCTAACGTGAGAGCTAACAAAGGCCTTCTAGGCGTAAACCCAACGGATAATGACGCAAGACTGTTGCAAGCGCCTATGGCAAGTATTGAAGACTCCTCAAAGGCCGTGCAATTGTGGTCACGCCAACAAGTGCTGTTGAATCGTCAACGCGAGCAGTTGTACAGCGCGTACCAGCAACATTTGGATACTGCAGGGCCTACGGCATCACCACGTAATTTCTTCCGCCCCGGTAGTATTTATGAAAAGATCAACAATGATTACGCAAAGTTTCGCATGACGTTGTTTAATCAGTTCAATCCCCAATAAAGAGGCAAGCGTATGGCTGAACCCAAACTGGAAGACGTAGACCCTATTTTTAGAGGTCAGAAATCTAACTACGACCCAGAAGCTGATGACGCCTTGATGGCGCTAGACCCTATCTTTTCTGCGCCTGTGGGTCCTGGCAAACAAAAACCTGTTGCGCGTGACAAGAATGCGCCTCTATTTCCTGAGCTCGGGCTAAGCGCAAATCAGGAACGTGCAGCTGCCGCAGGCACCGGCGCCATTTTAGGGCCCGGGATGCAGAAAACTGCTGAGACATTGTTTCCGTCAAAAGAAATGCGCACTGCAACAGGCGCTAAAAAACTTAAAGAGCAGCAGCAAATGGCGCAATTGCTGCAAAACATGCGTGATGAAGAGCTTTTACGTCTTGGCATTCAGCCTGAGTCAGCTCCTAGGGGCGCAACGTCAGGTACTAACTGGCTCAAAAACTGGGCAAACATGGACAAGGAAATTGCAGGTGGCGTCCCAGAAGGCGCCGCAGCCTACAATAGATCCAAAGGCCAAGGCAAGGTTTCCGGGCGTTTAACCAAGATGTATGGGCCACTGTCTCCTGGGCAATCGATTGTCGATAAGCTATTGGCCAATTCCAATGCCAACGCATCAGCAAGCTCACAACGTGCGGCAGCAATGCCTGCTGCAGAAGCTGCAGCCGCAGCACGACTTGCCGCGGCCACGCCAGGCCCTATGGCAAAAGCTGCAAAGGTTGTTGCATCCCCAATTGTGGGTGGCGCATTGTCAGGCGCAGGGGCGGGGCTTAGCTTCTATGAGGCGTATAGTCGCTTTATGGACGGGGACAGATCAGGGGCTGTAATTGCTGCCTTAGGCGGCGTAGGCGCCTTAGCATCTATGGTTCCAGGCTTAGGACTGCCTGGGGCAGCCGTAGGCGCAGCGTCCATACCTGCTATGTACATCAATGACGTGCTCAAAGGAAAGACTGAGGCCTCAGGCCGTGACATTCCAGTCGATCCTATGGGCAACCCAACGGGGCGCTAAGCTTGATGCTTTGCAAGCGTCGTAGCTACGTGATACGCCTCTACCCACACTGCGTAAGGGTCCTTTAGCATATCAGTGTTGCCGGTATGCTCCAGCAATTCAACCCAATCGTCATACGCAGCCTTAACCTGCTGGTCAAAGCACAGGGTGCTATTGTCTGTCATTTTTTGCTTTCAATTTAACAAGATTAGAAGGCAGCGGCTTTGGAGGAACAAGGGACTCAGTGCCTTGCGCCAACAAGTTTCTAAAGTTTGACCACTTTTTTTGGTACGCAACTTGCTCAGACGGGGGCACCCACCCGTGTACTACACGCCACCGAATTGTGATGTCTGTAGATGCAGGCGTGTAGATGTAGTCATCACTCATAGTTCTTTGCCTTTCGTGTTAAACCACATACGCAATGTGGACATGCCGCCATCAATAAGTACATGGTTGGCAAAAGCCTGGTACTTATAGTACAACGGGTGGTTGATAAAGTTCTTCATTAGCAGATACGCATCTGCATCCGGTGGAGACATTCCCATGGCTCTGTCGGTGTCAATGCATTTGATGTTGAAGACTTCGCCAAACTCACGCGTAATGGCATGGACTTGGTCATTTAGCAAGCCAATGACAACTACACGCTTCTTTTGCACATGATTGATTGTGTATGACGGGTCATGCCGCCCCAAACTGTAGGTATGCTCAAGCTCTTGTACTGTAGTTTGCACTGCAGCCTTGATGGCCGTAGCCAACTGCGTTGCAACTAGCTGCGCAATATGCGCAACCAACTCGTCAATGCTACACGCAGGCATGCTTGGTTGTGCATCTGGTGGCACTGGAGGCTGTGGAGTCACAACAATAGGTGATTCCACCATAGTTGGCTTTTTGGCGTCTGCGATCACCATGGCTTTAAGAGTCTTGATTTCCAGCAGCGCTGCAGAGTGAGACGCAAACGCACGATGCCTTGCAGGGTTTAGCGCAAAACCTTGGGCTTGACGTAACGCCTCAAGTTCTGAGTAGCCGCCTTGCTGCATGTAGTTTAACGCTCGATCCAATACGACGTTGCGTTCCTGATCTGTCCAATGAATGCGCTTTTGCATGTGTATTCCTTTCAATAGTCAAGTTGATTGTGGCAGTCCACATGTTAATTATAACACGCTTAGATGTTATGTAACCACTTTGCAAAATCAAAAGAGGGGTTGATGCTTTTGTCCATTAGCATATGGGCTTCATAGCGGTTGATGCGAGGTGGCTTATCCTCAATGCCTACGTAGTTGTTTGCTTCCAAGATACTATTGAACATCCCCATGCGTGACTCGTACACGTGGAATGAGCCTACCGACACCGTGAGCGTACCCATCTCAACGCCAAGGACATTGGCAACAATTTCTTGCAAAAATGAGAATGTAGGCAAGTCATTGGCCATGCCCCACAGGATGTCTTGACTTCGCATGATGGCACGTGCATTGAGACGCCCTTTGCGAATGCGGAACTCAATAGCTAATGTGCAAGGCACATCCTTGGCGTTAATGTCCATATGGTCTACGTCTGTGCCGTACATAGGGATGACTGCGCGGCGTGACATTGGATCACTTTGCAAAAGCTTTACAACATTACGCACGCCATGCTTGCCAAACCAATAGCTGCCGTAATTGCTATTCAACTTGCCATTGGCAATGATCTTTCCCCATTGCGCAGCGTGCTCAGCAATTGACAAATCATACGGGTCGGCTTTGATGTACCACGACATCTCGCGCTTAAGGTACTTCACATTGAAGTTACGACCTTCAAACGCGTTGAAGCGCACAAAAGGATTGACAGTATAGCTAAAGTTTTCAATTTCAAGGCAGCTTTCGCCTCGCGGACTTGTCAATTGCCCATGCTGCTGTAGACACCTATACAGGTTAATGAGCTCAGGCTCATTCTTAATCATCATATCCATGGTCTGCCTCTGTAATGTGGTACGGTTGATTGGGAAAGTTTTGCATGTGGTACAGCGGAGGCGGCAGCTTTTGCGCCTGTACGTTGTTGTTCAACGCCCACGTGTAAGCGTTGTTGCCTAAGGCAAAGACGCGTGAAGGCTTTAGGTCTTTTACGACAATGGGGTCGGTAGGCACATTTTGATAGTTTTGTGTGTTAACCCAATAAAGCTTATCCTCGGCGATGCCTTCACGTTCCAGTGTTTCGCACAACATTCGGCTGGGCCCGTCATTGTCCAAAAAGTTGATGAAAGGCACTACAGCTGCAGAGGCACGCACATTAGTACGTGGGCCCTTATCGCAAAGCATCAGAATGTTGCCAGACTTAAAAGCACCGCCACCAGAAAAGTTATTTTGTGAGGAGCTAATCACCAACCGTGGAAGCAACTTTTCTAGTGTGTCATACTTGTAGTCGTAATGGATAACGGGCAGGCAGGTGTGCAAGCCAAGCGTCTCGTAGCCGTGGTACACAGCGGTGAGCTGCTCAACGTTGTCTAGATACTCAATGGCACTGCGTGAGTTAAATGCGTCAATGCAAACTTCTAGGTCAGGCTGGCAATGCACAACAACTGCGCCGCGTGACAAGGCAACGCGTTCAAGCATGCGACGCCGTGGTAGATCTACGCGGTTTTCGCCATTGCGGTATACCTCGCCATAGATAGGCTCGGACAGCCATGACCTATCCATGATGACATGGTCATCGTAAGTTAAGGCCTGCGTCATAGATCGAAAGTACATACGGCACAGGTCCTCGGGCTTTACGCCTTTGTAAGGCCCATGCTTTACAACGTGCGTCATACGATCACCTTGTAGCCCGTGACGCAAAGCTTCGGCAAGGGTTGTCTTGCCACCTCCATCAGGGCCTTCTAAAATAATGATCATGTAAGAAAGCTTTCAAGTTTAATACGTGTTTGCCAAGCCGTCGCGATCTGCGAAGTCAACGCCACGTATTGTTGCGCGCTAATGATTTCCAATTGCCCGTCATCCATGCGTTCAAGCTCACGTGGTGTGTAGCCATACGACGGGTCAATCATGCCAAGCTCTTGAGGATCGCCGCCAAGAACGCAGCCGGTATTTGCAGCGTGCAGATACCTAACTCGCCACCATCCGCATCCGGCATGCCCGTAGGTCGGACATAGAACTCCTTTGTAAGCCCCGTACTGCCAGACAACGTCACTTTCAAGAATACGTGGCTGCCCGAGAGCTTTGCCTCCGACACTGTGAATTGGCCATGTAAGGTTTTGCGCTGTTGCCCACTCATGAGCGTCTTTCGAAAGTGATGCGTTATACCATTCGTTCTTGCGTTTAGACCAGGCCATTTGATAGCTTGAAGGCATTTCATACAATGGTGATGGGTCCCATGCATGAATCACATCAGCCGGCAGGCCCATCAACTTGTGGTCGCCCCATGGAAACAGGGGGGCAATCCATTGATGGTCTGCAAAGTCTTCTGCAGCAATCACATCTTCCCATGAGGGGATGATTTTTTGAAATGCCCAATCATCCAGACAAATGTAAGCATCCATGCGCTCACGAAGAACACGCTTGGCGCCTTCGGGATGCACTGCATTTTTGTCCAGTGGGTAGACATACAAAAAGACTTTGTCGTACTTTGACAGGTCCATAGCCGTATTCACAGGCCCATGCTCTACTTCATGGCCTTGAGCAATATACGCGTTGCGCATGAGCTCAGGGATAGATACAAACTTTGTAGAGCTTGCACGCTGTGGATGATTGTTATGGGTCTCAGTAACACCGGTGATGAGAATTTTCATAATTAATTGAGTGTGATGTAGCCTTGCGCAACGTCGTGCAAAACATCGCCTGTGCGGCCGCCTGCAGCAACGTAGTCTGCCACAGTTGCGCCATCCTTATACAGCTCAAAGCGTGCGTGTGCAAGCGTGTGCAAGCGTTTGGGATTTCCAGTAACTGCAATAGTGATGATGGCTTGCTTGTTGGCGCGCTGGCGTGTTTTCTTTATGTCAGACATGACGGATCCTTGTTGTTTACGTGTTAAAAAGTTGTGAATTGCATGTGTACCTTTCAAATATCAACAGTTGTTATTGTATCACGTGAGATGTAATCACGCACTGCGTTAAGCAGTTTTTGTTGTGTTTTGTCCTTGCGTCGCACGGCCATGAGGATGGCCTCATCTACGGTGTCTTGCGCAATGATGTGATGCACAACAATGTGGTTCTTTTGGCCTTGCCGCCAAATCCTGCGAATGAACTGCTCGTAGATTTCAAGACTCCAAGTCAACGAGTACCAGATGACAGCATGGCCCGCGCCTTGTAAATTAAGCCCGTGGCCTGCAGACATAGGATGCGCCAGCAAGACAGGTATATCTCCCGAGTTCCAAGCGTCAATAATAGCATCAAGCTTATGGCCAACAACGCCAGAACCAATAACAGGAGCATTAGGAAAAGCTTCTTGCAAGCGCTGCAAATCGTGGTGAAAATGGTAGCCAATGATGCAGGGCTGTCCAGACAACTCTTCAACCAGCTCTTGAGCAACTTCAGTTTTCGCATCATGTAATTTCGTAGTAATTCTGCCATTGCCCGTGCCGTCATCATCCAAGTACGTACCGCCATTGGCGATTTGCTGGCCTTTCATAACTGCAACGGCGGCGTTGGCCGCTGTAACATTGCCGCTATTCAGCGCAATGGTTAGGTTGTCCTCAAAGTGCTTGTAGATCTTTTTGGCCTCTGCAGGTAGCTCTACCTTGATGTCGTTGTAGGTTAGCTCTGGCAGGTCCAGATGGTCCAGAGCAGCCATTCGCAAAACTTTGCCTTCCAGCTTTTCATGGATGCGTGCCTCCCCATCAGGCTGAAGCTTCCACTCATACCCACCGTAGCCTGAAGGGTAAAAGAACTCAGTGCGAAAGCGAGATACAAACGGCCCGAACGTTGCGCCTTGGTCCACAATGTACTGCGGGCCAAAGATGTCAAGCAAACTATTTGGCGCAGGTGAGCCTGTTAGACCCCAACGGCGATCAAACTTGTTCAGCAAAGGCTTTAGGCATTTGAATCGCTGTGTTTGCGTGTTCTTTAAGTAGCTGATCTCATCGATCGTAAGGATCTGGAAAGGCCAGTCCTTGCCATTCAATTGCGCAGATAGCCATTGCAGGCCTTCAAAGTTAATGACGTAGATGTCATGGTTTTGCTTTAAGACCTTGGCCTTGTTGCCACCATGCAATACGCCTACAGAGTAGTCGGCAAACTGCTCCCACTTTTTAACCTCCGCAGGCCACACGCCATGCACAGGTCTAAGTGGCGCAACAACCAGCATCTTTCGCGCCATGCCTTTGCTTTTAAGAATGCGAAAGGCCGACAGCACAATGGCAGTCTTACCTAGGCCGGGGTCAAGCCATAGTGAGCCTGAACCATGCGCAACAAGAAACTTTACAGCTTCTTTTTGGTATTCATGCGGTTCCCAATACATAGTCAATGCCTTCTTTAGAGTCAATTATGTGCACTACATGCTTACGTTTGCGTAAATCGTTATGTAGTAAATCCTGCAACGCTGATGTTTTACCTCCGGGTCGCTTTAACTCCACCCATAACACTTTTTCGTTAGGCAGCACAACGATGCGATCGGGCCAACCTCTTGCGAATCTGACGTTAAGCTTAAGCGTTAGCAGGCCACGCTTTTTGCATGCTGCTGAAAAGTAGCGTTCTAGATCACGTTCAAGAATGACTTTTTCTTTTACCATTGGCAAGGCCCGCCGTTTGCTTTACGAAAGTGACACCACCTGCAGCCATAGGCAGGCTTTGGCGCAAAGATGTCGTCATTTTCAATCTTGCCAACTCGATTTTGCAACCACTGTTGTAATTCTTGAAAGTTTTCACGTAAATACTCGCGGCTTGGCACACGCTTTTGTAAGTCAATGTAGCACACCTCGGTTGTTACGGTCTGCACCTCGGGGTAGGTTGCCAAGACGATAGCGGCGTAAAGCTTTAGCTGGTCATCGTAGTCACGCTCTTTACCTGTTTTCCAGTCCAATACGTGGGCATGCGTGCCGTCAACGTAGATAGCATCATAGATGCCGCGTACCCATGCCACGGAGTCATTAAAGCCGCAGACGTTCCACTCTTTTGTGATGGCAAATTGCACCTCACTAGCAGTACGCTTGCCCTGCAGTACTTGCATGTAGTCATCCCAATACGCAAACTCAGTAGGCAACGTTGGCACAGCCAGTGCTTTTTCAAACACGGTATGAATATTGGTGCCACGCACGGCGGCATCGCCTGTAGGCTCTTTTAGCCTGTCAATGCGCGTAAGCTTATATTTATACGGGCATTGCTCGTACGTTTTGATACTTGAATTTGAGTACGCTGTCATTTGCTTGCCTGTGCTTTTGAGTAAATTGTGAAAGGCGTACTATGTACGCCGGTTTTATACAAGTGCGGGTATAGTTTTTTAAGCACTTGTGAAGGCTGAGCGCGCCAGTTAAAGTCGTTGTTTTTTGACTTTGGCGTATTAGTGCCAGGCCAGTACTCAATTCGTTGTGTAGGCTTCAAAACAAAACATCCTTTGGTTGCGTCATATCGTATTAGATCAGTTATGGCAATGGCGTTACTCACGTGTTGTATCTTTCATTTAACCTCCTGATATGTATTGCCAATTTTGTAGTCACTGACCATAGGCACATCCATGCTAATAGCACTACACATAGCTGCAACAAGGCACTCAGCTTCGCGTACTGCAAACTCTTCAGGCGCAGAGATGACCAACTCATCATGAACGCTGAGCAGTAAACGGCTGCCATTACGTGTCTTTTGGTACAACAGCATGGCTGCCTTGGCCTGATCGGCGGCTGAGCCTTGAATGAGCAAGTTAACACCTTTGTAGTCGAACTCACGAAGGCGACCATTGATGATCTTAGGTGGCTCCATTTTGATCAGACGCCCGCCAATGGTTTTTAATGGCTGATTCAATTTATACCTTGTACGCATGGTGGATTGCATCGTCTTGAGGCCCGGAGCCACCGACGTTGTGTATGCATCCATCAATGTTTTGGACAGGTCATAACTAATCTCCAGCATTTCGCTGATTTTCTTTGGGCCTGCGCCATACAAAATCGCAAATGACACGCCTTTAGAGTAAGTACGGCTGACCTCTTGGCCTGCTGCATCCGTCATCAGCTTGGCTGCGTAGGTATGCAGGTCAGCTCGAGCGTCGGACTGATACTGCTGCATTAAACCGCCTCCTTCAAAGTGAGCAAAGATGCGTAACTCTTGCGCGTTAAAGTCGCATGCCACAAGCTTATGACCCTCATCGGCTAGCAGAAAGCTACGAATGAGAGGAAGCGGCGCAACATCAAGGCCTTCAGGCATCACAATCTCATTGCGCCCCATGCTTGCGTTAGCCGAAGCCGCCACAATCTTTGGGTAGCGTGTAGGCGCATTTTGAAAGTTAGGCGTAGAACTTAGGCGACCTGTACGTGTGCCACCCCGCTCGCCACGTACGGAGTTCCAATTGGTGTAAATGCGCCCTGTCCTTGCGCTGGTCAAAAGCCATGGCTCAATAAACGTTGACAGGCAGGTTGATAGGTTGGCGCGGTAACGCAGTACGCCTTGCAATGGCAGATGCGTAATGATCTCTTCAAAGGTTTCCTTATCGGCCTTAGGGGAACCCTTATCCGTGGATGGCCAGCCATTTGTTTTATCCCAGTACTCGGTGGGATAAATACTATCAACCAGCTGCCGATCGCTGTCAAGATTCAATTCAGGAGAACCTAACAATGCACGAACCCAAACGTTACACTTTTCAATGTCTACTGTGGCTTGCTCTTTGGCTTTTTGTAAGCCATCACGATCAACCCTTACGCCTAGACGTGAGTTTTCAAGCAACATTGGGATCAGCTCAATCTCACGCAGGTAAGGCTCAGTTTGCGCAGGCAACACGGCGGCGTTAAGGTAGTCATACAGCTTGCTGGTAAGACGTACGTCAGCCGCTGCGTATCTGCCAACCAACTCAACGGGGCCACGAGAGATGTAAGCACCCCAGGTAGACTTTTTACGCCTAGCCTCATCCACGTGGGCAATAATCCATTCTTTCAGCTCATCTCTTTCGCTAGGGGTATCCAAGCCCCACGTTACGACCAGATCTTTTAAAGATAAAGACTGCACATGTGGGTCATGCAGAAAAGCAAGGATAAGGGTATCATGCACACGCGTGGGGTCTTCAGGGATAGGCATATCCAAATGCGTTGCAGCCACGTCAAGGTCAAACATTGCATTATGAAAGCAGAGAGCGCGGCCGCTGTCGTACATTAGCTCCATCATAGCCTGCACGGCTTGCTTGGTTGTGTTGTTGCCTTCAGCGTGGCCAAAAGCATGATAGCCATCTGGGTACTGGCCCTCGGGGTCATACACGGCCAAGCCTACCGGCACAGGCGGGTAGTCTGGCCGAGGGCCAATGGCCATAGTCTCAAAATCAAGAAAAATAGGCTGCATACTATGCGCGTGCCGTGATTGCTTTGATTGCCCACATAGATGCTGTTTCTGCGTGTGTAATGGCTACGCTGTATTGGCGAAGAATCTCTGAGTCATGGTGCGACTCACGCAAAATCTTGACATACGCAATAGCGTCTTCAAACAACTGCTTAGTAGCATTGACACGGCGAATCTCGTCATCTGTTAACGCGCGGTAGCCTACCAGCTGTTGCGAAGGCGCGGGGAACATTTCTTGCTGATGAGGTGTAACATCCAATGGCGAAGGCTGCGGGGCCTCTGGCGCCACGCCTGATGGCTCTGGGGTTCTAAAAATGTGCTTGCTTGGCATGACATGTTCCTATAAAAAAGTAGGGGCCGAAGCCCCTGTGTTAGTTAGAAGCGATCAGACTGTGTGGCAGGTGCCTCACTGCTTTCCTCATTAACGGCCCCTGCAGTAGCAATGGCTCGATCAACCTCGTTTTGAGCTCGAGCCATAATGGCTTGCACAATAGCCATGTCGTCAATGGCCTTAAGCATTTTGAACTCAATTTTGAATTGAGTCTTGGCATCCGGCACGACGGAAATCTCAGTCACCACAGCCAGAGGTGGGCGCTTAAGCGTTGCGGCCAAAGTTTGTGCGTAGCCACTGTAGTTCTTCAAGCTAGTTACAGGGGGGCGAAGCGCAGCAATCTCGGCTCCTGCAACAGCTGTGACCGACCCAATGCTATCGGCAGGGATAAGCAACAGGCGACGCGTTTCGCGGCATGCCTTGCCTTTGCCGCCATTCGTTGAGGAGCCCCACTCATTTTTAGGACAACCTTCGCATGTTGAGTGCTCAGGTTTTTCAACGGCCGGAGAAGGGCCCATGCCAGTTTGCATTTGCGCAATGGCAAAGCACTTAGGCCCAACAATCTTGGTAGGGTCGTAGCGTGAGTCGTAATACAAACGCTCGACAGGTGCGGCCAAAATGACGCATGCCAGCTTGCTGTCTGTAATAACGTTGCCACGGTAAGTTAACGTACCGCCTTTGGTGGACAGGAACGCAGCGCCGGTTTGCTCTGCCTTGACTGTTTCCAAAGCCAATGCGGCGAGTTGATCTTCAAAAAGCGCAATTTGATTCTTAGACATAGTAATTCCTTAACATGTTACTTGCGACGAACAGTGATTTCCCAGAGATCCGATGCCTCGGTTCCGGGGATTACCTCACCCGCTTCCCACCGTTCACGGAATGCTGCTGAGGAGAGCCGCTTATGCAGCAATTCGAATTGGCCAGTACTGGCCACGTAGCCATAGAAAGCTTGCCAATCTTTGATAGCAGGGTGTTGGGTCAGCTTCATTGTGCAGCTAGCTTTATCGCTAGCAGCTTGGCTGATACCTGCCTCGGACATCAGTTTCATTAGGTCGCCTTCAAGGCGGCCGAGCTTCTCAGTCTTTTCTTTAATAGTAGCGGACAAGGCTTCGCGCTCGTTTTTGGTTGCAACAAAGTCGTCAATCAGGTCTTTGATGTTCACGATGTACCTTTCAAAAATCAATTAGAGGTTTGATTATAACACGTGTTTTGTGTTGCATCCAAAAGAATGCTAGACATCTCATCT